ATTTTACAGTTGGCCAAACTGTAGTCTTTGATCCATTGTCCTGAATACACATCATCTATGATAGAAAAATCGGGTTTGGTATTGTAGACCTGTAACATCACGCTTTCTTCACCGCGAGGACGTTGATGAATTATCAGCTTGCGAGTCTGAGGATGATAGGTAAAATTAATAAAAGAACCAAACATTTTTCCAACCAGTTCCTGATACTGACTAAACAGTTCATAGGTCAATAATCCTCCCATGTTGGTACTGCTTAACAGATAGGTGTTGGCATAGGCCAAGTTGAACGGTTCAAATACTGTGCCGCCCGTACCGTTACCGGTCCTAGAACCAACGCTGCGTCTAAAAATTTGACGTACCTGTTGAATTTCCTTGGGGAGAATGTATTCGTTGTTGCTCTCTGTTAGAGTTATAAACACATAGCTTTCTTCCACAGCGTTATCGCTGCGCTGACGGAACGTTGCTAGAGCACGATTAAGTGCTGTGTCGTAGTGTATGGGATCTAATTCTACATCTACCATACCATCGCCTAGCATGGCTTTGCAGTAATTGTAAACAGAGTTTTTGGCTTGATCTGATGTGCTCATACTGTTATTTATCGTAGCGGTAAATATACTACTATGCCAAGACTCAGTTTATACCGTCCCGAAAAGGGCAACGATTTCCGCTTTATAGATAGATCCGCCTGGGAAATGTTCCAGGTTGGAGGCACAGATGTACTGGTTCACAGATATATAGGAACAGGGGCCGCAATACAAGGCGATACTCCTAGCACTCCTAACTACACCACTGATAATGTGGCAAACATACAGGATCTGTTGTTTTTGGAAAACAGAGATCGCAAGTACGATCCCGATGTTTATGTCATGCGCGGTGTCTATAATATATCTGATATTGATTTTAACCTCAGCCAGTTCGGACTATTTCTACAGAATGACACAATCTTTATTACGTTCCACATCACAGACACTGTGGAAAAACTAGGTCGTAAAATCATAGCAGGCGACGTGATAGAACTGCCGCACCTCAAAGATGAATATGCTTTGAATGATTTGACGTTTGCCCTGAAACGTTTCTTCGTGATAGAAGAAGTTAGTAGAGCAGCAGAGGGATTTTCAGCCACATGGTACCCGCATTTATATCGTGCCAAATGCAAGCCATTGGTAGATAGTCAAGAATTCAAACAGATTCTAGATGACATTGCTGACAGCGATGCTTATCAGGGCACTTATAACGCAGGCATCACATACTATCCCGGTGATATAGTACTAGCAGCTAACGGTAAAAAATATCAGGTCATACAGGAAGTCACAGGCATTGCTCCTCCTAACAACACATATTTTGCATTAGCTGACACATTGCGAGATGTTGTTAGCACCTATGAAAAAGAAATGCAGATTACTGCTGCGGTGTTAGATCAAGCAGAAGCAGATGTACCGCGCAGCGGCTACGACACCAGCAAGTATTATACACTACAGAGAGCAGAGGATGGCACCACAGAACTAGCTACGGTGGATGCAGGATCTGTAACAGTAGATGCACAAACACAAGCCACCGACGAAGCAGGTAATCTTTTATACGACACAGATGGCAATGCTGTGTATGTTGGGCAGACTGCCAGCAGTGTAATATTGCCGGCAGATGGAGATGGCTATGAAGGTTATCTAACCAAAGACGGTGTACCTCCCAACGGAGCTCCGTTTACCGCAGGCATTTCATTCCCGGCCAACCCAGTTAATGGACAGTTTGCACTGCGTACAGATTATCTGCCCAATAGACTGTTTAGATTTGATGGCTTGAGGTGGCGTAAATTTGAGGACAATGTGCGGATGACCATGAGCAACCTTGGCGCCAGTGACGTTGCTGCCGGTGAACCGTTCGCAGGCAAAGATGTACGCCTTACACAAAAATCTACATTCATTAATAACTCTACTGTGAGTACCATTGACGGTCACACAGTCAAAGAAAAACAGAGTCTCAGCAAGGCTCTTAGACCCGAGGCAGACCTATAATGGATTTTCACTATGACGGACAGATAAGACGATATGTCACACAGTTCATGCGTGTGTTCATTGGATTTAAGTATCAAGCAGGCGACGGCGACCAACGACAGATTCCTGTAATGTACGGAGACCTAACTAGGCAAGTGGCCAGCATCATCAAAGACAACTCAGAAAATAAAATGCCCACTGTGCCTAGGATAGCCTGTTATATCACAGGTCTTGAAATGGACACTAACAGGCTCAGTGATCCTACATTTATTTCAAAGATACATATCCGAGAACGCAGATTCACAGACGCAAGTGGCACTAGAGAGTACACCGGTACGCAAGGCGGCAGCTATACCGTAGAACGGTTGATGCCTACACCATTTAAATTGACCATGAAAGCAGATCTGTGGACTTCTAACACAGATCAAAAACTACAGTTACTTGAACAAATACTGGTGTTGTTTAATCCCAGTCTGGAACTCCAAACCACAGACAATTACGTAGCGCCATGTATCTAACCGGCACTAATTTTTCAAGCAGGACTATACCACAAGGTGCAGATTCGGACATAGATATCTGCAGCATGGACTTTGAAATGCCTGTGTTTATATCGCCGCCGGCAAAAGTTAAAAAATTAGGTATAGTGCAAAGCATTGTGGCCAACGTGTTGACCGAGCAAGGAGATGTGATTAATCTCGAAGATTTAATTTATAACAACGCTGCTCCCAATGTTAGCTTAACCGGACAACCATTCGGCAGATATAGAGTTCTGTTGTTTAAATCAAATACCGGCAACCCCAACGATAATCTATACGACCTAACATTGGTCAACCCCATAGAGGCAGTGACATCACTAGGACTCAGCGAAAAAGAAGTAAAAAACGGTGAGCCGATCGATTGGAATATAATATTGAATGCACAAGGTGGGTATGTTCCAGGCAGTGAAGTTGTGTTTAAAAAGGCCAACGGATTTGAAATAGTAGGAACATTTGTAATTAACCCAATAGAACCTAGTATACTAATTGTGTCCTTGGACACAGATACATATCCGGGCAATGATGACATAGCCAGCACTGTGCCCGGAGTAACCGCTGGTGGCACGATAGATGCTATCATCGATCCTTACAAATACAATCCGTTAGAGGTCTACGGCTCACATGCAGCCATCCCCATAGGACTGCGATTCTTGATGTTAGATGATGTCAACAACAGCGTAAATCGTGGCGGTTACATCAACCTACCTTCTAATCCGGCAGACAGTACCAGTGTACCTTATCGTGGACCTCAGGCTTGGAGAGAGCCCAGCAACAATGATTCGTCATGGGAAAACCAAGATGGCACAGATCCAGTCATCAAAGCCAACTCTGTCGTAGAATGGACTGGGCGTACATGGACAACGATATGGGATCCAGATCAAAATACTGCAGAGGCAGCAGATGCACTAGGTGAAGATTTTGCTCCGTTTTATATTCAAAATATACGCACAGGTATCAAATATAAGTGGGATGGCGCACAATGGATCAAGGCATTTGAAGGCGAGTACTTGCCAGGAGAATGGAACTTCAAGCTCGCAGGCGGATAAGTACTGGCATGCAACAGCGTGCCGGACTACTATTCTTAGCTAAAACCACAGGTCGTATACTGCTGATCCTAGATACAGAACGTTGGACTGTGCCTACATTTCAACGAAATAACAGTCTCTTAGAAGATGCTGACGAATTATTAAATCAATATGAACATGGTCGTATAGTTCCTATTGAACTGTATCTCAGTGAAGATCGTGGTTTTGAATACGGCACATACGTCTGTGTAGTTGATCAAGAGTTTTTAACACAGAGTGCTTCCACTGTTGCTTGGGCTAATCTAGATCATCTTCCAAAACAACTGCATTCCGGACTACGCACCACATTAAATAACACTGTTATTAGAACCAAAATTGAAACTATAATGGGGTTAGAAAGGCTACCGAAGTAGCCTTTCATCAAGCGTGTTGTATTAGAAACTACGAGTATACTGTAGTCGCCAAGCATCAGACTCTGAATCGCCATAGCTTTGACTATAACGAAGCCCTATGCTGTCCTTGTCGGTCATTTTAACTTTACCTTCAACACCAAAACGATCTGTTTGAAAACTGTTAGTTGTGTCAAACGCATTACGATATCGATAGCTAAAATCTACTTCGAACTTTTCAGCTACTGGCACTGCTACTCCAGCGTCAACTGCGTAATAGCTGAAGCTAGTTGTAGACTTAACTGTTTCTCCTAAGCGAAGTTGTGCGTAAGGTTTAACACCCATTGCTGACCAAGTGTGTTTTACTCGACCTTCATAGCGATTAGTGATAGATCCATTACCCCACTCTGCTTGTCCAGAACTTACCTTACCAGAATATTGCCAAGGACCATCCTTGTATCCAAGAATAACTCCAGTAGCATAACTGTCTGCTTTTGTGTTACGATCTTCTGCTGTGTCATATTCGCCTGCGGCATAAAAGTTTCCTGCCATAGCTGTTGTCGCGGCCAAGAATAGGGCCGCAGTGATTACTAATTTTTTCATAATTTTCCTTTTGTTTGATAAGTGAGCCGGTCTATCCGACTCACTAGTTTACATCTATTTTAAATCAAGAACGTTGTAATGCCAGCTGTTATTAACATCAGTCCACCCCAGGCACCCAATGCTTTGTAATAGGTACCGAACGGTGTTCCAAAATAACGATTACCAATCATCACACATTTGTGAGTTGGACTTAGTAGGTAGCCAGCAAAGTCAATAGCAAAGAACCATAGGAAATACTCAACTCCGAAGACCTGAGCCATCAAAACAGCAATCGCAATAAACTTACCTGAACTACCCATAAAGAAGCTAGCTACGAGACCTATAAGGCTGATGATTACCATGCCAACGAAAGTATGCGGATCAAGCACACTGGTCTTTAGCATTGTTTGCCATGCAGCATCATAAGTTTTCATGTAGTTTCCTAACATAATAACTGCACCAACCCATGCTAATACATCCCAGCGAACATAGGACAATAATTTCTTAATGTTCCACTGTTGACTAATGATAATGTAATACAGGGTTAGGAAACCAAAACAACCAATCATCCACGAACTATTATAGATGTATAAGCCAATGGCCACAAACATCGGTAATACGTTGCGTAGGACTGAAGATAGTTTAAAGTTTCCCGGT